GGAGCGCCAACGCGCTAGACGTGCTGTAGACAAGCGTGATACTGGCACAGTGATGGAGAAGTCACCGAAGCGTAAAGGTAAAGATGTAAGCCACACTAAAGCATTAAGTAAAGGCGGCACGAATGCAGATGGGTACAAACTAGAGTCGCCTAGTAAAAACCGCTCACGTAATTACCAGAAGAAGAAATAAGTTAGGGATTCCCTAACAATACCGTGCTAACGCACTGCAAAGGTACATATGAAAATAATAGACAACAAGGCTATCTTGTTGCGTAGTAGCAACCCTGAAAGAATAGCCAACCTCATACCTAGGAGTAAAGCACTACCCGATAACAGGGTACTGGTTAAATGGGGTTTTGACGAGACAACCATACTCAACAACATGGGTATAAAAGTACCCTCACCTATCAAAGGTCAGTACGCGTGGACAGGGCAGTACAAACCTTTCGCCCACCAGATTGAAACGGCCGCGTTCTTTACTATGAACCGCAGGTCTTTTTGTTTCTCTGAGATGGGGACTGGTAAAACTGGCAGTGCTATATGGGCATCTGATTACTTATTAGCACAAAAGATAATCAAGCGAGTGCTGATTATATGCCCACTGTCTATAATGGAATCGGCGTGGAAAGACGACATGTTTAAGTTTGCCATGCACCGCAGTGTAGAAGTAGCGTACGGCTCTAAGCGGAAAAGGCTAGACGTGCTCAGCCTCAACACCGAATACGTGATAATAAATTATGACGGTATAGAGATAGTGTTCGACGAGATAGACAAAGGCGGTTTCGATTTAATAATCGTAGACGAAGCTACCCACTACAAGAACCCAAGCACTGATAGGTGGAAAGTACTCAACCGATTGCTAAAGCCGGACACGTGGTTATGGCTTATGACGGGCACACCTGCCGCACAGTCACCTATAGATGCCTTCGGACTTATAAAGCTAGTGGCGCCTAAGACTATCCCCAGATACATGAACTCGTTCAAAGACTTACTGATGATAAAGATATCGCAGTTTAAGTGGATACCTAAACACAACGCGTCAGAGAAAGTTTTCGAGTTACTGCAACCCGCCATACGGTACTCTAAAGAGGAGTGCCTAGACTTACCAGAAATGGTTTATGTAAAACGTGACGTAGAACTATCCAGACAGCAGACGAAATACTACAAAGCCCTCAAAGAGAAACTTGTTATACAGGCCGCAGGTGAAGAGGTTACCGCGAAGAACGCCGCTATAGCTATGAGTAAGCTACTGCAAATAGCCCTTGGCGCCACTTACACCGACAACAAAGAAGTACTAGAGTTCGACATAACAGACAGATATAAAGTGCTACGAGAAGTTATCGACGAGTCTAGCAAGAAGGTACTCATATTCGCCCCGTTTAAAAATGTCATAAATCTAATAGCACGTAAGTTAACTAAGGACGGTATAAGTAACGAGATTATATGTGGGGATGTGCCTGCTAGTAAACGCACAGAAATATTTAGGAAGTTTCAAAGCACGGACACACCACAGGTTTTAGTTATCCAACCACAATCTGCCGCGCATGGAGTAACACTAACCGCCGCCAACACAATTGTATGGTGGGGGCCGACAAGCTCACTAGAAACATATGCCCAAGCAAACGCCCGAGTACACCGAGCAGGACAAGACCATAAGTGCACCGTTGTGCAACTTCGTGGGTCCCCTGTGGAGAAACATGTCTACGCGCTATTAGACAACAGAATTAACCTGCATGAAAAAATTATAGATTTATACAACGAAATACTTGCGTAAGTTACTATTTACCTTTATAGTACTTGCTCACACGAACAAACAGCAACTGGAGATACACAATGACCGCCGAATTACCCAACAAACTAACGAATGTCTACATCAAGATTCGTGACAAACGCGCCGAAATAAAACGTGCTTTTGATGCGGAAAACAAGAAGTTAGAAGACCAACAAAACAAAGTTAAGATCGCACTACTTGGATACTGCAAAGAGCAGGGTGTTGAGAGTGTGAAGACTACTTCTGGTACGTTTTACCGTACCGTCAAGACACGGTTCTGGTCTAACGACTGGTCTGAAATGCACAAGTTTGTACTTGCAAAAGAACTACCTGAGTTTTTCGAGAAACGTCTTAATCAAACCGCTGTACGTGAGTACATCGAAGAAAACCCCGATGCTGAAATAGCGTCGCTAGAGCAAACGTCAGAATACCAAATAACAGTAAGGAAAGCATAATGCGATTTAACACCATCGAAGAATTGGCCGAGCATTTTTCGGTATCCGTATCCACCATACGTAATTGGGTTAAGGCTAACCATATCCCCAAGAGTGCATACGTTAAAATAGGTAGCACATACCGCTTCAGTGTAGAAAAAGTAGAACAGTCTCTTTTAGAGGCAGGCACAGAAGACCATAAAAACGCGGCTGTAGAAGGTCAAGCTAAGGATATTGAAGGTATAATCCCCGATGATGGGCTATCCGATGTATTCGACGAACATTACACAACAGACGATATATAAGGAATCAACATGAGCACAGATATTTCAAATTTAGCAGGTGCCTTAGCTAACAGCGACATGTTCAAATCACTACTAGAAGATAATAACAAGTTAATAGGTAGTGGCGGCAACGATTACAAACGTATCAGTATCAAAGGTGGTAAGTTTCGTTTAATGGTTGGTGGAGAACAAGTTAGTGTGAGAAAAGAAGATAACATTGACATCGTTATCATAGACGCGTCGCCTATATCACGCACGTACTACGAAGGTTCGTATGACCCTAAAACGGTTACACCACCATCTTGTTGGTCAGAGGATACTAAGACGCCTAGTGCCAAAGTACCTGCAAGTCAGAAGCAGTCAGATAAATGCGCTACCTGTGCACAATCTATAAAGGGTAGTGGGCAAGGTGATTCAAGGGCGTGTAGGTTCAGTCAGCGTTTGGCGGTTGCCCTTACAGATGATTTAACAACTATATACCAACTACAACTACCGGCGACATCACTATTCGGGGATGCTAAAAACGGTAAGATGCCAATGCAGTCCTACGCTAAGTTCTTGAATGCTAACAAAGCACCGGCAATTGCTGTTGTGACAAACATGTACTTCGATGAAGAAGCGGAGACACCTAAGCTATTCTTTAAAGCGGTGCGCCCGTTGGCCGAAGCAGAATTAACAGTTGCCGTAGAAGCTAAAAATTCAGACTCCACTAAAGACGCCCTAGCTATGACCGTATCAGAAACTGACGGTGTTGAAAGTAAAGCTGAGACCAAGCCTGAGACCAAGCCTGAGACCAAGCCTGAGACCAAGCCTGAGACCAAGCCTGAACCTGAGGAAGAGGTAGAAGAACCAAAGAAAACAACCAAGAAAGCTGCCCCAGAAGTTGAAGTAGACGACGACCTTAGCTCCTTGATAGACGAGTGGGACGACTAAAAAAATAAGGCCCTCACTCATGGGGGCGCTCTACTGGGGTTTATGATGTATAGACGGACATTTCTAAATACCGCGTTAAGCGGTAGTGGGCACTATTGCCTACTCGGTATAAGTAAAAGCGGGTCTAGGAAACAGTCGTTCCATAGTACTGTTGACGAGTTAATAGATGAGGCCGACGACCTAGATGCTAAAGGGTATAACGCCTACTTCGCTCTAGCCACGTTCCAAGATGATAAGTCTAGGAAAGTAAGTAATGTTAAACACCTGAAGTCGCTATTCCTAGATTTAGATTGCGGTGAAGGTAAGGAGTTTAAAACTCAAAAGGAAGCCGTAACACGTCTTGACGAGTTTAGAAGTGTATACAAGCTACCAACGCCAACACTGGTTAACTCCGGCAGGGGCGTCCATGTTTACTGGATACTCACCGAAGCCGTACCATATGCGGATTGGTTTCATGTAGCCCAAAGACTGAAAGAAGCATGTGTAGATAATAAGTTCGGCGCTGACCCATCGGTAACTGCCGACGGTGCTAGGGTTTTACGAGTGCCCGATACGCATAACTACAAGCCTGATACGCCAGTTGATGTGTACATATACAACCAAGACACTGATATGGCGCCAGTAGACTTTGAAGATTTTGCCGCACTGCTTGGCACCGAACCTGTAGCGCCACCCCTACTCGTGAGCACTACTAATATAGAAATCGGCTCGTTGATGCAACACCTGATGGGTAACAAGGAGAGTTTGTTTAAGGACATTGCCAAGCGGTCTCTCCTAGGTAATGGCTGTGCACAAATAGCTAACATAATTAAGAACCAAGCTGAGATAGACGAACCTTTATGGCGGGCGGGTATATCTATCGCCGCACATTGTAGCGACCGTGATACTGCTATCCACAAGATATCTAGTAAGCACCCTGACTACTCAGCACAAGAAACAGAACGTAAGGCAGGCGAAGTTAAAGGCCCGTACCTGTGTGACTCGTTTAACGATTTGAACCCTGAGTTGTGTAAGGGGTGCCCGCACAAAGGCAAAATAAAATCCCCTATCGTACTAGGTAGTAAGTTGAAGGAATCCGAGGCTGTAGATAATATATACAAGGTGGATACACCTACGAGTAGCGAGACGGTAGACACTGTTCAAGCACCGGCACTTAGTTTACCTAATGCCCCAATGACGCAGTACCAGATACCTAAATACCCTTTCCCTTATGTGCGTGGGGTTAACGGTGGGGTGTATCGTAGAGACCGAGACGCTGATGGTAACGTAGAAGATGTACTCGTATGCCAATATGATTTCTATGTAGTGCAACGTACGTACGATGTGGCATCTGGGGAATCTATTATCATACGCATACATTTTCCTAAGGATGGAGTACGTGAGTTTTGTATGGA